CTATCAAAGATATTCTTTGAATAGTTTGGTCTATAAATGTTGTATTCTAAGTTTTTAAACAATATAGACTTTTGACCGGCTCCGGTGTTTTCCAAAAACAACACCGAACCTGTCTTAGGTGAACCAAAAAGTCTACCGAAGAATCTCCCGATTCCCGATGCCAAGTTAGCCCCCGCATAAGCACCAAACAATTGCTGTGTGGTTCCCTGATTTTGGGGGTTAATACTTGTGTCAAAATAACTTCCTGGTATTGTAGATAGTGGAACATAAGTTCCCGAAACCCTATTTAATAAATCGGCTGACGCACCCAACAATGATGTTGGTTGTGTGATGGTGTAGTTTGGTTCCAAAATTGGAACCCTACCTGTTAAGATATTGAGGATATTTGCACCTCCGTTGACATTAAGGAAGTTTATTCTTCCTAATGTGTTTCGTCTTATTTCTCTTGCAGCATTGAATAAGAACTGTTCCTTGTAGAAACTGGCACTGATTTTTGCTAAGTAAGAGTCATTTGATAACAAACCATCCGAACCTTGGGGGTCGGGGTTCAAAATAAGTGATGATGCTCTATATGATGAAGCATTAAATGTATCAGGATATGGTTGGTTATTAGAACCTCTACCATGTCTGTTTTGTAAAATTTCTAATTGGGTGAAGAACAATCCTGAATCATATAACTGATTCTGTGTGTTTGTTCCACCAAATGGATTAAGTGGTAACCAAGCACCTTGAATACCAGGGAAACCTGTACGAGCAGCTCGTTGACTTTCGTTGATGATTGTTGCATCGGTGTAATCATACTCCCCCTCGTTTGAGTTTGTATTCTTAAGGGTGTTAACATCAGGTACCTGAATATATCCACCATCTCTACCATATTGGTTAAGAGGATATGCTTGGTTGGCAAAAGTTGGATTGTCAATTAACGCATCATTACTGTCCGTAGGAGCCATATCCCTAAGGATTGTCTCATAGTTAATCGGAGGGGTAATACTTGATGGCGACTTTTTGTATGGCACAAGGTTCCTAACAATAAGTTTCTTTCTAAAAACCTCGGAACTAGGAAAATCTAATGGACTTGGCATACTATTTTATTCTATAAATACAGATATCAAAATTTTATTTTCTTGATGGAAGTGGTTTCGTACCATTTTCATCTATTTCACCAAGAACTTTTACTAACGCATTTCTAAATTCAGGACTTTGAACATATTGTGTAAGTCTGGCAGTATCAACACCCACAGGTGCATCAATAACAAATCTTACTTGACCATTAATATTCACATCTTTTTGTTGGTTAGCCGATTGTTCTTTAGCAGCACTTTGTTTTGCCTTTTGAACTATCCCACTAGTCAAATTGTTATAAGACTGTTCTATAGAATCCCTAGGTTTTTCAATACCAAGTTGAGATACAAATTCTGTAAATCTTGCATAAACCCCACTTTCAAGTTGAGAGGACTTCTCATCCAATCTTTTTGTAACACCTTCAAGTGCCTTTGTGTCTCCTTGAGATGCTTTAACCAGCAAGTCTTGAAAATCATCACCAACAGCTTCAAAGAATTTTCTTGAGTCTTCACCACTACCTAAAACCCCTTTAGAATATAAGGCACTTGCAATGTCATCCCCAATTCTTTTAGTTGCTTCAGCACCTCTAATAATTGCTGATTGTCCACCAATAGCATATCCAATTTGGATTGGTAATGCCGCCAAATCTCTTTGTATCGTTTCCATCACACCAAGTTGAGACCTTTGTATTTCTTCAACTGTTTTTGGAGCACTTTCTTGAATTTCCCTTAATTTTTGGAATTCTTCTGATTGTAAGTCACTTAACCTTTTCGTTTGGTCCTTGCCTTCATCGTCTTTAATCTGAACAACATAGTCACCCTTAAAAGCTCCCGTACCCATCTTAGCCATGTTGGCAACCAACATTTTTTCTTCTTCAGTTGCATTAATACCAAGATTAATCTGACCAAGTCTTCTATCCATGTCAGCGGCAGATAGTGCGGTTTTTGTAAATTCAGCGGCGGTCATTCCCGCAGCTTCGGCTATTTCTTTAATTTGTCTTTGAGCTCCCGGCGCAATTTTAAATGATTGAGTCTTTTCGTCAAACATTGTAAATTGCTTGGTGAGATTAATTAAACTATCTTGAAGTCCTGCTGGGTCGTTAATTGATTTGTCCATCAACACAAACGGGTCAACTAAATCACCCGCCATAACACCCAATCTTTGGAACGCAGATGCCATTTCAATAGCACCTTGTGGATTCATAACACTGTCAGCGAATTTGGCGGTGGTTGCCATATCAAATCGTAACATAGATGCCTGTGCAGCCATTTTTGTCAATCCAACAACACCATCAGAAAAATTAAACCTATTCATGTATTCCATGCTATTGACAACGTCTTGCATGATTTTTCTTGAATTAAGTCCTAAACTTTGAACATATCCAATGGATTCGGCAACTGTTTCCCCAACTTGTGATATTTCATATCCCGCAGCTTGGAAATTCTCAACAAGTCTTGCTGGGTCTGCTTGTTGGCCAATAAGTTGTGCCGCGGCATAAATTTCAGTGATTGTGTCTGTAGTTTCAATTACATTTCTACGAGCACCTTCACTGATAGCAATAATTGTTGTATCAATATCATCAAGAGAAGCACCAACACGGACTAAACTTGATGCAGAATCACTAATAGCGTTTGAAAACTCAACAGCTCTTAATCTACTATCACCAAAAGACTTATTAATATTATTAATTCCCGTATAGATTTTATCTATGGTGTCTTTAAAGTTCAAGGTATCTTGATATGCCTTGAATACATCACCCATACTATTAAAATCATTCGGATTGTTGTCAGCCATGTTGAATTTCTAAATAAATAGATTCTTTTGTTATTTTTGAGATTTATCTTCAATCCATTTATTCAAAAGATACTTCCTAATAAAGATAGGCATTATTAAAAATTCTTGGTATGAAACACCAAGTAACGTCTTCAAATAATAAAATTCGTCTATTTGAGACTTTCTATAATCAGAAGAAAGGACGAAAAAATTCGACCCCAAACCCAACATTCACTGTGAGTTTTTCTCCTGACGGGGCCATAACAATTCTTTCCATATCCAATCTTGGTTCATTTTCATTCATAAATTTTTTAATGAATTTAGAGTCAGCGATTGGCATCTGTTCTACAAATTTTGTAATTTCACCCTTATCAGTACTTCCATTAATACTTTGAATTTCTTTTACTAATCTCATCGTAACTCTTGGAACAACCCTACCTTGTGGGTATGACTCAAATATTTTTCTAAGTTCTAAACCATCACCATAAGTAAGTGGTTTTAATTTAACTTGAACACCTGATACAGGTAAAGTCGCCGAAAATGTACCATCAGTATCAGGTTCAACCCCTTTATTGATGTTTAATTCATCCAACAAAACTTGTGTTTTGAATTCATTACCCGTTACAGGGTCTTTCAAAGACATTTCCATTTCAGGTCCGAAAGATGTATTTCTTAAAAAAATTAAAATTGCTTCAATATCACCCTCAAGTAACTCTTCAGGTTTCATACCTGGTTCATACAATTTATTTCTAAGAAGTTGCATGGTAACATCTTCACTTCTCCCCATCAAAATATTTTCATCTGCTGCGGTTAGGTATCCTACCTTGACAGAACTTTTTTTGTTTTTATAAAAAATACCTCTTGAAGGTAATTGAACCACGTCATGTGGCATTGAGAAATTTTCTTGTCCGTATTGTGATATATCTTCCATAATAAAAAAACCGTAGAGTTTGGTTCTACGGTTAAATATATTGATTTAAAAAAGTAAATAAATAGAAATTAGTAAATTAAAACACAACGGTCAGGTCTTAAACTACAAGAAATTGTTGCTAATCCATCTTGGGAATAGTTAAGTGTTTGGAAATCCACATTTGTTAGGAATGTTCCGTACAAAATCCATTTTTCAACAACAACACCTGTTGGGTCTAACATCTCAAGGTCAATATCTTTTTTATAACCCGCAGCGTAACCCATACGACCTGTCACCGATTCAGCATGTAAACGAACCCACTCCATAAGAGCTTGAGCCGCAGATGGACCAATTGGGTCACGGAAGGTAACCGGAATTTCATCCCAGTTAAATCTACCAGCAACAAATGTTGATGTATTCAAAAACTGAATCTCAGTTGAATTAATTTTGATTGATGGACGTTTTGTTGATTCAACAAACCATTCGTTAATACCTAACGAAGAAGGAAACCTTAGGATAAAGCGGTTTTGACGCTTCGGTTCGTAAGGTATGGGCATTTTCATTAATAAATCAGCCATGTTGTTTTAATTTCTTTAAATTTTTTATCTTTTATTATAAATACTACCTGTGTGAAAATTTTTCCCTTTACTTTGTTTTTGAAAAAACTATATCTTCACTAGGTCTAGTTCTAGTATTCTTTTTTAATTCCTCCTTTAGTAGAATATACCTTAATTGGTTCTTTGATTTTATCAAAATGTTTCTTCATTACATCTACATTCTTAATATCATCATCTGAAAAGCCAATTAAAGGCATTCTAGGAGAAAATTTATTGGCAATATCTTTTTTAAGTATTGCACTTTTTTGTAAAAGTGCCGCCATGGATTTCACATATCTTACAAAATCTTCCATAGCCGTTACTTTAAGTTCTTCAGGGTTTGCCGCGGAACCCTCACCGAAACTTACCGGATTATATTTGTTGAGTTCTAAGTAAGAACGAATTAATTCTTCATCCGTCATTTCTTCTTCACCCACAAAATCACGATATTTTTTTAAGTTTTTTAATAACTCTTTTTTATCAATACCCTCATAGTTGTTAATGATGTAATTGTATACACCCTCTTTGATGGTTTTTGGGTTGTGACCCCTCGCAGTGATTATCGCAAAAATGGAACCGTTATTGATTGCCTCTTTAAAATCATCCCAAGCCGGACCTGGTTTTGCCCTCATAGCATCTATCAAAAATTGTTTGTCACCCTCCACTTTAAAATTTCTAAATGGTTTTTCAGCATAACCTTTGATTGTTCTACCCATATAATCAAATGGTTCATTCCCAATTCTGTCTCTAAAAGTTGCAAAGTCTTCAGTTGACATTTCCACCTCGTCACCTGAAGTGTCTTCCAAAACTATCTTGGTTGGCATGTGAACGATGTTGTCATCCCAATCAAAGGCATAGTATTTTAAATCTGGTGCCTTACCTTCAAAACCTTCTTTAATTCTATTCATTATTTATAAACGGCTAAAAAGTGGGGCCGAAACCCCACTTTGTTTTTTATTAGATATTTTCAAACGAAGCTCCACTTGGAGTGATGAAGAATTCAATATCAATGAATTCAAGTGCTTTCGTAGGTTTTAAGTAAATTTTACCTGTTAATGTGTTTCTATCCAAATCTTCAGGTGAAGAACTTACTGTTACACGGAAGTCATAAAGACCTCTGTCTCTTCTGATTGCGTCAAGGATAGGGTTAACCGAATCCAAGAACTGTTGTCTTACGATTTCGTCATTTTGTTCAAACAACAATCTAACAGCCACCGCTGAAATCAACTTACGAGCTTGTAACAACAATCTTCTTACGTTGATTCTGTTCAAAGCTGAATCAGCGATTTGAAGTGTTTTGTTACCCCAAATTACAGTTCCAACATCAGAGAAAGTTGCGATAGGGTTAATTCTACCTTGATACAATGTATCTCTGTCTTGTTGTGTAAGTTTCTTACGAGCTTTGATTGAATTAACTAAACCTCTTGTGTAACCCGCAGATGCGAACCATGGGAATGAGATGTTGTCAGTCAATGCTAAGTTTCTACAAACTTCACCTGTTGGTGGTAAGTAAATTTGTGTATTGTTTACAGTGTCTCTAACCAAAATCCATGGATAGTAAGTTGC